TGTTCCAAATGGAACAAGCATGGGTAGATGTGGACTATACAGACCCGAAATGGTATACACCGCCTAACGAGGGCTTCGAGTTTGCTAAAATACTCGGACAACAATCGCTACGTTTGCAACTACAAGGCATTGTAGACAATACTCAGCTCGAAGATTCTGGACTGAATGATATCGACTATAGATACACGATGACGTGTACGATGTTCGGTTGGATTCCATACCAACCATATGCGGTCCCTTTAGCAAAATCCATCACCTACCAGATTGCAGAGGAGGATTCAGAAGAGGTGATCGTAACTGTAACTGTAACTGTGTCATCAAGCTAGGAGGCAACTATGCCAGCTCCAGGTGTGCAGGTAAGAGAATTTGACCTCGCCGCGTATCTCCCGGTAGATGCCAACGCCATCGTTGGTGTTATCGGTCCGGCGACCAAAGGTCCGACCAACCAGCTTTCGTCTTTTACGGATGAGGGAAATTTGGTCAACTACCACGGTCGGCCGGTTGATGGACACCACGCGGTACGCGCTGCGATTCGATACACCCGCTACGGGAACCAATTGCGTTTCGTCAGGATTGCCGGATCGTTATTGGCCACCGCTTACGCGGAGCAGATAAAGACTGTAGGAAGCGCCACTATCCCTATCATTCGTTTTGAGGCAGCCTCGGCGGGCACTTGGGCAAATGGCGCGGTAACGGTCAACATCACCTTGAACGGAAGTCCGGCGACTTCGTTCAATGTGTACGTCCTTTTCCACGGGACGTTGGTGGAACGCTATGATAATCTGACCAATGCCAATGCGGAAACAACGATCAACAACAACTCGAGTTACGTCCGCCTGACCATCCACGAGGATGCCGGGACGACGTTGCCCGACTCAACGATAGATTCCACTACGAGCCAATTTGTACCCCTGGTACTCGCCAGCGGAAACGACGGTGCGTTTGCCAGCACGAGTTCGGAAGATTCCAGCACCGGGGGGATTTCCGCCCAGGAGTCCTGGAGTTATTCCTATACGGGTTCGGGCGCCGTCTATACGCAAAGCGAAGGACGCGCAATTGCGCCAGGAACTTTGTCGATTACGGACGGAACGGAAACATTCACTGATAACGGGGATGGGACACTCACCGGCAGCGTGACCGGAACCGGAGTGGTAAATTACCGAACCGGCGAGTGGATGGTAACATTTGCGGCCTCTCCGGTTGGCGCGGTCAGTGTCAGCTACAACGCCGGAACCTATGAGGTGATTGGTTCCAGTTCAGCAACGGAGGTTACGGACAGCGGGGCAATATCCCGGCCCGGGGTTGCGCCTGGGACGGTGGCTATCTACGACCCGCGCCTGGATGTGCTAGACATCGGTGACGGCACGTTTGCTGGGATCAACATGTCACCGGCAACCAAGATCGTTCCGGGGAGCCTTACCATTACGACAGTGGACATCGCGGACAACCAAATGACCGTTACCGATGATGGAAACGGAGCCATAACCGGCGATGTCGCAGCACCCGGCACCATCGACTACGCCACGGGTGTCATCACCTTCGCGTTCAATGCAAACATCAAGAATCTACAGGACGTGCTTGCCTCGTTTAGGACTATGGTCGAAGACGATGCGGTCGGTGGTCTTTCCGGCGACAAGATAGCAGGAACGATCAATTACCAGACTGGCGCCTGGACGCTGGTTTACACGTTGACTCCGGCCGGAGACCATACCCCCGGTCGTCAGGACGCATCATCTATCATGTGTGTATTTCGCCACTGTACGGTCATCGAGTTCGGCGACAATATAGAGACCGAGTTCACGGGAAACCTGGAGGAATACCCCGTCAAGGCCGGATCGGTACAGATCGAATACGCAACCGGAACCTACCTGACCGACGACGGCGCGGGCAACCTGACCGGCGCGGGCGGAAGCGGTACGATCAACTATCAGACGGGAGCGATCGCGCTGGATTTCTCTAGCGCACCGGCATCCGGGTTTGCGATCCGCGCCTTCTACTCCCCGGTGATTATCCACTGTACCAGCAAATATGCGGGTCCAATCGGCAACGAGAGAAGTACGCTTACCGACGGGTTGTTCGCGTGGATAGACAAATCTACCAGTACCCCGGCATCACCCCAGGCGGCGCAGTGGTACCGTTTCCGCGTGATGTTCAATAATGGGGGCGGCTCAACGGCCATCGAGACCTTTGACCGGCTCCGTACCATGGCCGAACTCATCGAGACCGTCAACGATCCCAGTACCGGATCTGAGTATGTGACCCTAGAAGAGACCGGGGTGGTTGGTGTACCCGACATCGCTTTTGACAGCGGAGCAGGGCAAAAGCTCGGAATGGACGGTGCTTTTAGCAATGACGATGTCATTGGTGCCCAAGTTGGTCCGGTTTTTACCGGCCTGCAATTGTTCTCTAACCCAGAGAACGTCCCAATGCACTTCATCACCGCCCCTGGACTCTACCACAGGCAGATTCAACTCGCAGGTATCAACCTGTGCGAGAGCAGACGCTGTATTTGGATCTTCTCGATCCCGGACCTGGATCACACCGACAAGGGTGCGCAGTTCGTAAATGGCGAGTACAACGCGGCATCCGTCGGCGGCACACCTGTACCGACAGCCGACGTGCCCTATCCGCCATTGGCGGCGATAAACTCGTCCCATGCGGTCAATGCCTTTTCCTGGCTCCAGTACTACGATCAGTATGTGGATGCCGAGGTGTGGGAACCGGGTGAAGCCGAGATTCTGGCCCTGGCCGCTAAGGTTCAGAACCAGTATGAGGCATGGTTCCCGTTGGCCGGTCTACGGCGTGGGCAGATCGGAAACGTGGTTTCCTTGAGGTATTCCCCGACAGCGGGTGAACGGGAGAGGACCTACGGTCTGGTCGGGACGCGCATCGAGGTAATCAACAGTTTCGTGGATTTCGTCGGGCAAGGTATCTATCTCTACGGCCAGAGGACCATGGCCAGGGAGGCAAAGGCGACTGACAGGTTGCACGTCCGATGGACGGCGAACCTGATTGCAAACGCCCTGATTGTGGCGGGCAGACAGTTCGTTTTCGAGCTGAATGACCAGATCCTGTGGCGAGAAATCAAATCTGCCGTCGATGACATCCTCAACCCCATTGCGGTCAAACGTGGGATCTACGACTACCGGATCGTTTGCGATGCCACTACGAACACCCCGGAGGTGATCCAGAACGAAAAGAAGGCGATCTGCAAACTGTTCATCAAATTCACGGAAGCGGCAGAGATCATTGAATTCCAAATGATCTTCACCCCGACCTCGGCAGACTTCTCCGAAGTCGCTCCGTTGGGCTAAAGGAGGAATAACATGGCCCTACCATACGATTTCAACGCGATGAGGTTGGGACTGCAAGGTTTTCAGCCTCAGTTATCGAATATGGGGATGCTCGAGTTCCATCTAAACGGGATACTCCCGGGGGCAAAAGAGATCCTCATGCTCTCCTTGAAGAGCATCGACATGCCCAACGGTCGATCCGTCGCCATAGAGAAGATCCCATACCTCAACGGTGACATTAAACACCCCGGTAAAGTTGGCGATCTTGGTGATCTATCCGTCACGTTTTACGACTATATCGACGGAAGAACCAGGGAAATCCTACATAAGTGGTTCGACCTGGTTCACGACGAGAAAACCGGATTGGGCCTACCGTCCGCTTTGATAAAGACCAACGCCCACATGGTTCTCTTCGGTCGGGACGGCATCGCCCGGGCAACATACTTTTTAAAGGGTATCTGGCCGACACAGGAACCCAGTATACCCAGCATTGATTTTTCCAATGGCACTATCGTCACAATGGCGATCACTTTTGCGGTGGACTTCATGTTCGATCAGTTTGGTGAAGAAGTTCAACTTGCATCCGGCGCGTTGGGAATTGCGGCGGGCGCCGGGACTATCCTAGGATAATGTTGTGGACTATACGAAAGGAAAAGTAAATGGCAGAGATACCACTGGCTGGCGAAAGTGTGCGCCAGGCCGAAATTTCACTTCCCATAAAGCTGCCCAGTCTCGGGAAGCTCTACGGAGACAAGATCCCGGAGGGTGAGATCGTGATCTATCCCATCCGTGGCCAGCAAGAAGAGATGTTGGCCTCAATGGGGGATAACCAAAACCAAGCGATGTTCATGTTGCAGCACATTGTGCAGCAACTCGTCAAGTTGCCGGTTGGGATGCCGATCCAAGATCTTCTAGTTACCGACTGGATGGCCCTACTCCTCAATATCCTGGCGTTTTCATATTCGTCGATTGTGACGGTAACGCCACAGTGCCCATCCTGTAAGACACAGTTTAGACACGAACAAGACCTGAAAAATTTGGAGTGTACCTACGCCTGTGATCTTCCCGGCGAACTTCAGGAGCCGATGAAGACCGAACCCCTCCCTAGAAGCAAACAGGTCATCACCTTTCAAATGCTCCGTGTCCGGCACATGAACGAGGTTCAGGATTACGCACAAAAGTACCAGGCCAAACAAGGCACCGGAGGAACAGACCCGTCCTTTACCTATAGCCAGGCTTTGCATATCCTGGCTATCGACGGTGAATCCGTTCAGACGCTTGACGCGATGCGTTGGCTCCGGCAGGCACTCGCCTATGACCTCACTATCCTACGACAAGAGTTTGCTAAATGGGCAACCGGGTACGACATGTCGGCCCTTGTCCATTGTCCAAAATGTGGCCTGTCCTTTGCGGCCGGGTTACCTCTGGACTTTTTTCGCCAGGTCCGTTCCGCGCCTTGAGGACTTGCGACAACAGCGGTTTGCACTTTTAGTTGCTGGTAAGAGATCGTTTTTAGAGTGGGCTCAAATGACCCCCTGGCAGCGTGATGACTTCATCATGCGCCTAAACGAATTCAATAGGCAGCAACAGGCTGAACAGCAAAAACTAGAAGCAGAGATGCGGAGTTCTCACTGATGGCGGCAGACGCGACAAATGTAATAGAACTGGTCCTCGAGATGAAGGACACCGACATTGCCGAACGCAAGATGGACGACGTTACCGAGTCGGCTATGAACATGGTAAAGTCTGTCCAGAGCGGGGTGCGAGGTGCCCTAAAATCCGTTACGGATTCTATTTCATCTGTGACAACGGCTGTCGAAAAATTCCAGAAAACTACCCTGACGAATATGCTCCAGAGGAGCGTTGGGGAACTCCGTAACTGGTTCAAGGACGCAACCAACGCCTTGGCCGATGGTAGCCCAGGAATGCTATCTGCAATTGAGAAGTGGGTTGTACAGCCGGTACGGGAGATGTACAAGGTCTATTCTGAGGCAATTGATAAAATAGTCACTGGGGTTCGCGGGTGGTACACCAAACTTGTGAAGCAGGACATGCCAAAACTGATGTACACCTTTACCCTCTTTACGAAAAACGCTATCGGTGTGGTATCAGACTTCACGATGAAGAAAGTGGACTACCTGAGAAAGACCTTCCCGCGACTGGCCAAGGTGATCGAAGGTTCGTGGCTGGTTGGTAAGGTTGCCGCATTAGGGTTTACCTCTGCTGTCCTCAAAATGCCATCTGTCGTAAAAACCGCTGGGCAGGCGCTCGGAACATTGAGTGGTAAGGTTAGAGAATACTTCCAGACGGCCAAGACCAAGGTTTTAGCTGTCGGAAAAGTGTTCTCCGACATAAAGGGTTACTTTTTAGGATCGGCTGAAGCCGCCAGGTATTCGACGGGGGAGGTGACAAAGCTTCGGTGGGCCTTTGAGAAAATTAAAAGCGTAACCACGTTCACCCTAAAGGTACTCGGCGTTACGGCAGCTCTTGGCATCGTAGGTGGTTTTGTGGCCAGTGCCCGAAATACGTTAGGTGGTATCGGAAAAGTATTCGATACTATTTCTGATGCTTTCGCATTGGCGCTACAACCGATTATCAATGAATTTACAAAATTGGCCTACATGATAGCCCCGTACCTCATTAAACTTATGGTTCCCCTCTTTAAACACATGTTGGAAGGGGCACAGACGCTCAATGCTGCCTTCTCGAAATTCGTTCAGCAGGGTACTGGTTTCGGTAGCACCCTAAACGAATTTCTTGGAAATCTTGTGGAGATGGCCCGTGGTTTCATGGAAGTGATAATGACAGTCGTTCGGGAGCTGGTTCCGGCTATACTTCCGCTCTTAAAAGTATTTCAGGAGGTAACCAGAGAGATCATAATTACTCTGGCCCCGATCCTAAAAAACATCATCGATAATTTGATTCCGGGGTTGATGAGTGCTGTCCGAGGACTGATGCCTGTCGTCGGGCAAATGCTCAAAATTCTAGGGGTAGTTGTAGCCGAAGTCGTAAAAGAACTTATTGTGGCACTGCACCCCATAATTGAAAAACTCATCGCAGAATTGCCTCCCCTTATCCCCGCCATGGGTGAATTGATAAGAGTATTGGGTGAGTTTATAATAGCTTCCCTTCCGATTATAAAAATCGTTCTCCAAGTAATTTCTGCTCTCACCACCAAACTTTTAGTACCGGCTCTGGTATGGACATTGACAAAGGTATTTGAGGGTCTTACCGCAATTATCAAGTTAATAAACGGCGCCATGTCCTTTACCATAGACAAATTGGGCGATAAGGTGACATCAGGATTCAATATGTTCGTTGACTTGATTGTCTGGAATTTTAAGGTGATAATGGGCATCAAAGATTGGTTACTAGAAGGATTTGGAGAGATCGTTTCATCGATAGTGTACATGTGGGAGCGTGTCAAGAGCGTCCTGGGCTTGGATAGTGCTGTCGATAATGTAAAAGGGATTTTCAAGACGATCATCGGAACGGTAACCTCGGTCACCGGCGCCATCACAGATTTCATCAATGATAACATCATCGAAAGCAT